GAGCGACAACCCAATTGACAGTGAAGCCAACACGCCATTGCCGTGGAGCGATGACGAATGACAGCGGCACAATCATTGATCTCTGTTGATCAAACTGTTTGGTTCCTTGTTGCCATCACAGTAATCAGCATACTGATTGAATTGTTTAGACCACACTGATGCCTTTAAGTAATCCACAACGTGAAATTATAGATGCACCACAGCGATTCAAAGTGGTCATTGCTGGCCGCCGTTTTGGTAAGACTCACTTGGCTATCAGAGAACTATGCAAGGCAGCACGACTGCCTGACAAGGAAGTTTGGGCCGTTTATCCTACATACAAACAGGCCAAGATGGTTGTGTTTAAGAAGTTGCGTAAGAAATTACAAGAACTGCGTTGGGTCAGTAAGATCAATGAAACTAATATGAGTTTCGAACTGAAGAATGGCTCAACAATTAGTCTTAAAGGTGCGGACAACTATGACAGTTTAAGGGGTGTGGGCTTAGACTTTCTAGTAATGGATGAGTTTGCGGACATTGATGAAGAAGCCTGGACTGAAACTCTTAGACCCACGCTAGCAGACAAGATGGGTTCTGCACTGTTTATTGGCACACCTAAAGGTATGAACTGGGCCAAAGACTTATATGACCTAGCACAAGAGTATCCTGATGAGTGGGCCAGTTTTCAATACACTACAGAGCAAGGCGGCAATGTTTCAATAACTGAAATAGAAGCAGCACGCCGCAGTCTAGATGCTCGCACATTCAACCAAGAGTTTCGTGCAACATTTGAAACATTCTCGGGCAGGATATTCTACGCATTTGATCGCAAGCATAACGTAAAAGCCTACACTGATCCACTGCCTAAAGAACTGCATCTGGGCGTTGATTTTAACATTGACCCAATGTCAGCAGTGTTAGGTGTAAAGACTGGCAACACCATGCACATCATTGATGAGTTTAAGATATTTGGATCTAACACTGAAGAACTGGTAGAAGAAGTAAAAACACGCTACCCAGGACACACCATCATAGCCTACCCTGACCCAGCAGGAGCACAGCGTAAGACTTCAGCGGGTGGTCGTACTGATCATACCATACTGAGAACAGCAGGTTTCACAGTGAAAGCACCACACGCACACAATGCAGTCCGCGACGGAATCAACGCTGTCAATGCCAAACTGTTAAGTTCTAGTGGGGTTACTACACTGTTCTTCGACCCCAAGTGTAAATATGCTATCGAGTGTCTCGAGAAACAGACTTATAAAGAAGGCACTAGCATACCGGATAAAGACAGTGGGTTTGATCACCTTAATGACTCACTGAGATACATGGTGGATTATTTGTTCCCCATTAGACAACCAACTACCACTCCGCCTGTAAGGCAGTGGGGACATAAAATAGGATAATAACATGGCTAATCAAACGCTACTAGACGACTACACAGCCCTTGCATCAACGCACTGGCTCTACATGAGAAACAGAGATCGCTGGCAGTTTCTATATGAATCATATGTTGGCGGAGAAGAATATCGTCGTTCAGGACACTTGACCAAGTATGTTCTAGAAACAGAAAACGAATACAACGCACGCCTTGACAACACACCCCTAGACAATCACGCACAGTCAGTTATTCAGACTTATGTAAGTTTCTTATTCCGTGAAACTGCGGAACGTGATTTGAACGATTGGGAATATTTGCCCGATGTTGAAAGTTTTTTACGTGATGCTGACATGGAAGGCAGAGACTTCGACAGTTTTATGAAGCAGGTCAGCATTTGGTCTAGCGTATTTGGACACGCTTGGGTTGTTATGGCCAAGCCTAACTTTGATCTAGTCACAGCAGCACAAGAGCAGGCTGCTGGTGTGCGCCCCTATGTGAATCTTATCACACCTTTAGTGGTAAGTGATTGGAAGTGGGAGCGTACTCCTAGCGGACGTTATGAGTTGGTTTATTTTAAGTATGTTGAAGAAGTCATTGACAAGCTGACAGTTATTAAAGAATGGACCCGTGAGTCAATCAAGACTTGGATAATGGATGATGTTAAGAAAGAAGCCTACTTAGAAACTGAAGAAGAGAATCAGTTGGGCAAGATCCCCGCAGTGTTGGTCTATAACCAGCGTGGTATCACCAAGGACATTGGCGTTAGTGATATCAATGACATCTCAGATCTACAGCGCCAAATCTATAACTTAACTTCTGAGAATGAACAGGCAATCCGCTTAGATGGACACCCTAGTCTAGTGGTTCCGCCTACAGCACAGTTAGGAAGTGGTGCTGGTGCTATCATTCAATTGCAAGAAGGCAGTGATCCTGGACTTAACCCCTACTACCTAGAAGCAGGTGGAACCAGCGTGGGCAACATTCATACCACCATAGACAAGTTGGTTGAAGCCATTGATCGCATTTCATTCACAGGCGGAGTTCGCAGTACTGTTAAGAAAGTGCAAAGCGGCATTGCTATGGAAGTGGAGTTCAACTTACTAAGTGCAAAACTAAGTGAGAAAGCAGACAACCTAGAACTTGCTGAAGAACAGATTTGGCAATTGTATGGGCAGTATCAGAATCGTGTATGGATGGGCGAAATCAAGTACCCGGACACATTCTCAATCCAGGATGATGACAGAGAATTTACACACCTACAGCAGGCCAAGGCAGCAGCCACTGACCCTGTTGTATTCCGCATCATTGATGAACACATAGTTGAAATGTTGGGCGAAGAAAAGGCTCGCTTGCCTTTCATCGATCCTAACCCACAGCCAGGCAGACTGTATCCTGATGGTGAAGAGATCAACGCTAACTTGCCAGCAGCATATCAACCAGCAGATAACCCAGATGTTCCTGCAGGACAAAACTGCGGTAACTGTGAATATTACAAGCCCGGTGAATTGTATTGCACCAAGTTTGACGCTCCAGTTCGTGCAGTGTTCTGGTGTGCCAAGTGGGAAGCAATGGAAGAGTACGAAAGTTAAACCTAAAGGAAAACAAAATGGAACAACAAGAACACAGCCCCCTACCAGTTCGTGGAATGCGTACTGCAAAGAACAAAAAGCGTCCTAAACCACCTAAACGATAACCATTTATTGCACATTCAATAAATAGAAACACTGATGACTTCATCCCGGAGTCATTAACCTACTTTAACTTATAAAGGCGATGCGACGATGTCAGACAATACATTGGCTAATGAAGATACTGGGTCTTCCGAAACAATCCAGGCACAGTCAGTAAAAACTTATACGCAAGAAGAAGTCGATAACATGATGGCCCGCACAAAAGGTGCAGTCCAGAAGAAGTACGAAAAGACACTTGCCGACCTAGGTGATATTGACGAACTGCGTCAATTACGAGCAACACATGAACAGCAACAGCTAGAGCTTCAAAAGAAGCGTGGCGACTTTGATAAAATCATTGCTGAACTGGCTGCTAAGAAAGATGCAGAAATAAGCAAGCGTGATGAGATTATTAAATCTTACACTGTAGATATGCCCTTGGTCAATACGGCAGCACAATTAGGTGCAGTAAATCCCAAGCAGGTGCAAGCGTTATTAAAGTCTAATCTTAGATTAGGTGAAACGGGTGAAGTTGAAGTGCTAGATGAAAAAGGCACAGTGAGATATTCAGACAAAGGACAGCCTTTCAAGGTAGAGGACCTAGTTAAAGAATTCTTAGACAGCAACCCGCACTTTAAATCAGCAGGCCCAGCCACTACACAGAGTAAGAGCAATGTTAATCAATCACGAGAGAAATTTGACATAACAAAATTAAACATGTCAAACCCAGCAGATCGTAAAATCTATCAAGAGTATAGAAAGTCTGCAGGGATAGCCTAACATTAACAGGAGATTATTATGGCTGGATCTACAAGCGTAACATTAAACGACCTATTACCTACCATTGTCCAAGAGGCAATGTTCGTAGCTAATGAGCGTTCTATCATGAGAGGATTGGTTAAGAACTATTCTCTAGCCCCTACACAAGGCAAAACAATTCAAGTACCAATTTACCCAGTGCAAACTGCGGCAAGTTTAACAGAAGGTGATGACTTCAGCAATACAGCAGTTTCTACTGATGTTGCTACTTTCAACGTTGGACAAGTTGGTTTGATGACTATGGTTACTGACCTAGCTGTCAATGCTTCAGCAAGCAACGTGGTTGCTGACCTAGGCCGTTTATTCGGTGAAGCAGTTGCTCGTAAAATTGACCAAGACTTAATGGCTCAATTTGCTAACTTCACAACTAACGTGATCGGTTCTAGTTCTACAACTATTACTGCTGCATTGGTTATGCAAGGTATCACTAAGTTGAAGGCTGCTGCTGTTCCTACAGACGGAATCGTAGCTGTTCTACACCCAAGCATTGCCTATGACCTAAAGGCTGCATTGACAACTCAAGGCGCTGTGGCTTTCACAGGTGGCGCTTATGGTGATGTTGCTAACGAAGCCCTACGTATGGGTTATGTTGGAAACTTATTTGGTGTTCAAGTGTTTGAAAGTGCTAACTGCCCGTTGATTACTAACGGCGCTGCTGGCGACTATCAAGGTGCTATTTTCCACCGCGACGCTCTAGGCTTTGGTCTAATGCGTGACATTCAGATCGAAACACAAAGACGTGCCCGTGCTATCGGTACTGATGTTGTTTGCTCTGCTATGTATGGCACAGGTGTTGTCTATGAAGGATACGGCGTAAGCGCAGTATTCGACAGCTCAATCTAATTAGGAGACTTCAATGGCTTTCATTAACCCAGGACAAACAGGTGTTATAGCATTCGCGGAATACTCGGATGTGACCAGCACTGACCAACGGCTATTTGAGGCCAATGAAGGAATCGCTGACCAAACTATAGTTGAGGATCTAACTATCAAGGCTACAAGTCGTATCCTACAGTTGATCCGCAACACTAGTTGGTGGAGGCGTTATTACTCGATTGAAGCTAGTGATGCTCAAAGACGGGCAACAAACACTCGAAGCACTCCGGATGTTCCGCTTCCTGACCCTGATTTAATTCTAGGTCGTCAAGCGGACTTCACAGACCTATGTGTGTATTTTACTCTGTATGAATATCTGTTGCCTAAGGTAGCAGACTTCTCAGCACAGGATAATGCAGAAGTAGTTAAGATAGGCGTGTATAGAACCAAGTTTGATGTCTTGTTCAGAGAGTTGATTGATGATGGAACATGGTATGATTTCAACAATGACGGAACAGTCACTGAACTTGAAAAACTACCAACTAGAACCAATTTAGTGAGAGTTAGATAAATGAGAACCCAACTGTTATCGGCAATTACCACAGCAGTCAGCACACTTACACAGTTTGCTGTCAGTCAAGAATTGCCTTGGGAGCAGAACGGAACTCCTCTGTATCGTAAGAACATGAAGAAGATCTATGTTGATCGTGAGCGTTTGGAACAAACAACTTTGATCCCTACACTTAATGGCAATGAAGTATTTCAGAATGATCTTATTGCAGAAGTTTATCTATCAGTAGATGCTAAGAACACACCAAGTCAGTTAGACAGTGTCATATCAAGAATTTTATCTGCAAAGACAACAATTAATGTAGTCAATTTCGGTAGCGAAAGCGATTACACAGTGGATAAGGATGGAGATGTATTAGTTTATACATTTGAATTCCGAATCAACCAAGCAACAACATAAAAAGGAACAAGCAATGGCTTACATCAACGTCAGTGCTCCTACAAGCAACGCAACAATCCAAATCTCTACTGCTAGTATCTCTACTACCAGTTCTGGTTACATTGTTCCTGCTCTACAGGATGTCACTATCAACAACGCAGCGGGCGTATTCAACTGGACTCAGTTAGATGTGTTCTCGCAATTAGCAGTATCAACACCTGCAACCAACAGCATCACAGCTAACCTAGTGTTAGACAGTGCAACATTCTTCGCAGCCACCAACGGCGTGCCAGGATTGTTTGACCTGAGCAATGATGCAGTAGAAGTAAATTTCCGAGTTTATTTCAACGGTCGTGCAACAGGTAGCAAGTTTGTCAGCGGAACAGGGTTTATTACTAACCTTGCACCAACTGTCAATCCAACAGCCCCAGTATGGGTATCACCAATCACTATCAGTGTCAATGGTGACCTAACTGCCGGCACAGTTTAATTTAAATTAGACTAAAGAAATAGGAGCATAACCTGCTCCTATTTTTATCTCTCGTTAAATATACAGTTAGGAGATTAGTATGGATCTACGAGACTTCTCGGAAGAGGATCTGATAAAAAGTTTAGAAGCGGAGATTGCTAAGTCTCTTGCTGAAGTCAAGCACGCACAAGGCGACCTTGACAAGATTAACAGTAGGCTCAAGTTTGCACTTGCAGTTCTACACATCATTAAAGATAAAAAGGAATAAAGATGAAACTCACACAATTAGCAGCAAAACCACAATTAGTTAAGATCGAAATCGCAGACGAGGATGTCGTTAAAGAGTTCGGTGAAGCCCTAGAGTTCTGGATCTGGGATCGTCAGCCTATGGACAAGTTTATCCGTCTGGCACAGATGAAGGGCGAGGACATGAGTGAATTGATTGCTGCCGTAAATGATATGGTTCTTGATGAAGAGGGTGCGCCTGTTGTCAAGGACGGATTAGTTTTGCCTACCAATGTAATGACCAAAGTTATTGGCAAGGTAGTAGAAACGCTGGGAAAGTAACACAGGAGTCCATAGATCCTAACAGTATCGAATCAAGTTTAATCATAACAATTGATAATCTGAGCAAACGCTATGGAATGTTGCCCAGTGAAGTCATAGTAAGGGCAAACACATTTGATCTAGTAATTATGGACACTGCAATGTCACTGGAGAGACACTTTCAGGATGCTAGCCAAGAAGGTTATGTGCCTGAAGTTTCAACAGAAGAATTGCTAAAGATAAAGGATAGAGCATGATTTCATTAAAGATAGGTGTTGATAAGATTAGCACAAGTGTTAAGAAGAAAATAGCACAGTTGGATGCAGTGCCTGGACAGGCCTACACCTTCTTTAAGGCTCATACTCCTATCAAGACTGGCAATGCTCGTAGTCGTACTGTTCTAAAGAAAGACACTATCGTTGCCGCTTACCCGTATGCACAACAGTTAGATGATGGTCGTAGTCGTCAGGCACCTGATGGTATGACAAGACCCACTGAGGCTTTCGTTAAGAAGACCACAGATGCAATTATGAAAAGGAAATAAGCCATGGCAGATCTATCATATGATGTCCAGGTTAATACAAGCCAAGCAGAGCGAAACTTAGCCAACTTACAGAAATCAGTTACCGGACTTAACAACACCTTTGCTGGACTTAAAACAGCATTGGCAGGTATCAGTTTAGGTGCTATTATTTCGCAGGCCATTGGTCTTGCTGACAGCATTACTGACATTAGTGATTCAACAGGCATTGCCACTGCTAATATTTTAGGCCTAAGTCGTGCAATGATTGACAATGGTGGAAGTGCTGAAGGAGCACAGAAAGCCATATTAAAATTAGTTGGTGCAATCGGTGAAGCAGCAGATGGTGGCGAAGATACACAAAAAGCATTTGCATCAATTGGCATTTCGTTAAACGATCTACGCACACTTAGCGAACAGGATATACTAAGCAAAACTATTGCTGGTTTGGCTAATATTAGTGATGCTTCACAACGCAGTGTTCTTAGCACTAAACTGTTAGGTAAAGAAATTCGCAATGTTGGTCTTGCTGGAGTTGCCGGCAGTTATGCACAGGCCACTGCTGAATCTGCAAAATATGCAGCAGCAATAAAATCAGCAGCGGATGCACAAGGTGCAATTGACAAGACACTGACAGATTTTAAAATTGCACTGTTAGATGCACTTCGTCCTATTACTGAATTAGTCACATCGTTAAATGTTGGTGTTGAAGGATTTAGAAAATTCATTCAGGCAGTGATTGCGGTTGGTGCAGTGTTGGCTTCAATATTTGTTGGCGGTAAGATCATTGCAGGAGTGAGATTATTCTATGCTGCATTGTTAGCTGTTGCCAGTGGTGCTAAAAATCTATTTGAGTTATTTAGAAACTTAGGCACAGGGTTTGGTGCAATAGTGCGTGCCACAGAAGGTGCTGGCGGTGCCTTCCACAGAATGTGGTTAGTTATCAAAGCATTATTAGTAAGCATGGCTGAGTTAGCTGGGCCAGCTTTCGCAGCATTAAAAACTATTGCAGGTCCAGTATTGGCCAGTATTGCAGGATATTGGGGATTCATTCAAGACAGCACCACAGGTGCAATCAACAAACTAAAAGAATACTTAAACTATCTCCCAGGTGTAAATTTTGATGTCGGTGGTGCAGGTGGTGGCCGTGGTGATGGTCAAGCAGAAATGGCTCAACGCAAAAAAGATGCCGAAGAAAGAGCTAGAAAAGAAAAAGAATTGCGTGAAGTGCGTGATAAAGCCGCTGAACGCGAAATGGATCGTTATAGAAAGTTGCAGGCAGCATTATCTGCACAACAATCAACCTATCGTGGGTTAAACACCGAAGCTCAAACATTTAGCAATTATCTATTTTCTGATCTGAAGTTTCAAACTGAATTGTTGGGCATGACAGAAGATCAGAAAGAGATTGCCACTGCACTCAATGCTGAAACTCAACGATACTTGCAAGAACAAAACACTCTTCAAAGCAAACTGAGTAATATTCAAAGTCAGATTGGCATTGAACTTAAAGCACAGAAGTCATTGAAAGATGATGAGCTTGCGGCTAGTAAAGACAAAGTTAGATTGCTGGTAGATGAAGAAGGCCGATTACAAGAGTTGAGTAAGACTTATTATGATTTGCATATCAGTAATGGTAAGAATTTAGAGTCTGAACTAAAAAAGCAACAGGCAATTAAGAATACAGAAGCCGAAAGAGTTTCAAACTTAGAATACATTAGTGAGCGTTTAAGAGAACAGGCAGCAAGTTATGAAAGCCTAGGTAATGCATTACGCAGTATCAATGACAAGCGTGTTGATTTAAAAGTTCAAACAGATCAAACTGGTCTAAGTCCTTTAAGAAAGCAGATTGCCACAATCAATGAAGAAGCCCGCAAGGCAGCATTGGAAGCAGGTCGTGCATTCAGTTCAACTTTTGATAATGAAGATGGATTAACACCAGAGCGTGCAGAACAACTTGCTGCTGGATTAGGAGAGATTGCTAATGGTTATAAAGCTATTTCTAATGAACAGATTAAAGCATTGGGAGTCAGCGATCAATATCTAAGTGGTAATCTTGATAGCCTAAGTGCATGGAGAGAAGAATTTAAAATTGGCACTAAAGATGCATTCACTAAATTCAAAGATGATGCTAATGATGCAGGCAAGCAGGCTGCTGACAGTTTCAGCACATTCACTAGTGGTATGGAAGATGCATTTGTTCAGTTTGTTCAAACAGGCAAGTTAAGTTTCAAGAGCCTAGCCAACAGTATCATTGCTGACCTAGTGCGTATTGCAGTTCGCCGTGCTATCGTGGCTGCTATCGGCGGACCATTGGGTAGCCTGTTTGGTATGGCCAATGGTGGTCCAGTTATGGGCGGCACACCTATCATAGTTGGTGAGCGTGGTCCAGAACTGTTCGTACCACAATCAGCAGGTAAGGTCATTAACAACTCAACATTGAAGGGCAGCGGTCAATCGCCAAGCAGCAGTGGCGGACAGACCACAGTCAATTACAACATACAGGCAGTTGATGCTGCAAGTTTCCGTAGCCTAGTTGCCAAGGATCCAAGTTTCATCTACGCTGTCACAGAACAGGGCCGTAGAAGCCAACCCACTAGGAGCAGATAATGTCAGTGCAAAATATTATTGATAAGGCACAGCAAATTGAGATCGACAGACGTAGAATAGTTGGTCAGACTATGAGTCGTAGCCAAAGGATTAAAACAGCAGAGCGTGCCACTGCACAACCTTGGAAGTTTAAGATTACTCCACCGGGTAGCCTGCCTTGGACTGCCAGTAGAGGATTCATAGAAGTTATCAACCTAAATGATCGTGTTGCTGAATATCAAATTAGCCTAAGCAATTCAGCGGGCACACGTTATATCACCAGTTATATGGGTGAATTGACACAGGGTCAATTAAATGCATTAGACATACAGTCAGTGGGTACCAGCAGTTTTGTTATCACTAATTTGCCCAGTGTCAGCAGCAGCACTGTGGTATTTGCCAAGGGTGATTTAATTCAACCTGAGAACAGTCGCTATCCTTACGCAGTGGTCGATACTGTGGTAAGAGGACTAACCACAACTACTTCAGTGACTCTGCATAGACCTATAATTACTAGCGAAGGTGTTACACTTAGTGGTCAAGGACTAGCAGTGGGAAATAGTTGCACATGGCGAGTTGTGGTTTCAGGACTGCCAACATTCCAACTTATTCCTATGCAACAAGTTCAATACACAGGCGACTTCGAACTTATTGAGAGAATTATATGAGCACAGTAATTCCAGCATTATCAAATCCTGGCATTAAACATTGTCTGTTGATTGACATCACAGTCAATACCAACACCTACTATATCAGCAATGCCTACAGTCCTATTGTGTATAATGGCAACACCTACACACAGTTGGGACACTTTATGGGCATGAGTGAAATGCAGGATGACCTTAAGACAACCAACAATCAGATTGGTATCCAACTAAGTGGATTGCCACCTGATGATGGAAGTCCTAACTACATGGGCATCGTGTTAAACAGCAACATTAAAGGTGGCAAGATACAGATCTATCGTGCATTCTTTGATCCTACTTCAGGCAACTATGATGCCCAACAAGTATATCTACGCTTCAGTGGATATATCAGCAACTACAGTCTAAGTGAAAACTGGGATCAAGACAACCTATTGACCAGCAACACCATTGGTATTCAGTGTTCAAGTATTCATGCTATCATGGAAAAGAAATATACTGGACGCAGAACTAATGATGCTGATCAACAGTTTTGGTATCCTGGCGACACAGGTATGTATCGAGTGAAAGCATTGGCTGACAGTCAGTTCGACTTTGGTAAGCCCTTTACTGCTCCAGCAAGCACATCACCAACACCTGACTTTAGTGGAGACGGTGCGTAATGATCAAGCAGGCCCACACACTTATGGATGCACGTCACATGATCAAGTTGATGCAGCGGTTCCTCACCGATACCAGCTACGATCAAGGATTAGAAGCCAGTAAGGACGTTGAGCACTTGGGCAAGTTGGCCTTCACATTTCTCAACAATGGTTATGTGTGGTTGGCGTTTGATGATGAAGAACCAGTGGGCATATTGATTGCTATCAGAGAACCCAACATATGGAATCCCAAGCACACACAACTACGTGAATTGATTTGGTATGTGGTGCCTGAGAAAAGAAATTCAACAACGGCAGGTAGATTGTTCAAGCAATACTGTCTAAAAGGAGATGAACTCAAACAGCAAGGTAAGATTACTGCATATTTTACCAGCATGATGACATCAACTGATTCATGTGATCTAGAGCGTCGTGGCTTTAGATGCACTGAACGAACTTATATTAAGGAATAATTATGGCTGTCTTTACTCTTGCAGCAAGTTATATTGTCACAGCAGCCATTGGTATTGGTGGTGCTGCGGTATTAGGAGCAGCCGGTGTTGCCTTTGTCACTTCAGTTGTGGCAGTGGGCTTGGCATTGGCCACTTCAAGGCTATTGGGTCTAACTGGTGGTGCTGGCGGAACAGCACAGGATCCCGGAGTTAGAATTCAATTCCCCCCAGCAACTAACAACAAAATACCCGTAGTCTATGGTACTGTTAATACCAAAGGCACAGTTACTGACGCCCGTATCAGTAATGAAAATAAAACAATGACCTATGTTTTGGCTATCAGTGAAAAGACACAGACCGGAGTCTTCTCAGTTGGCGATATCTATTGGAATGATCAGAAGTTAGTATTCGACACTGACGCTGGTGAAAGCCACATTGTGCGTAGCAGTATTGACCAAAACGGTCTTGGTGATAGCAACACCAACTTCGATGGACTTATCCGTGTGCGTGTCTATTCGGGTAACACTAACAGCAGCAGTCAAATATTTCCTCCACAATCAACTGGCAATACTGAAAATGCAAAAACTACACTAGGTGAAAGTGATACCAATTACATGTTGAATGACCTTGTGTTTGCAGTTATTCAGATTGACTACAATGGTGAAAAAGGCATTACTGGACTGGGACAAATTACATTCCAACTAAGCAACACACTAAGCAACCCTGGTCTAGTATGGTATGACTACATGACTTCGGAGCGATACGGAGCAGCCATTCCTGTTCAACAGATCAATACTACCACCAGCATCAGCAGTGCGAATCCGTTGAGTGTTTTTAATTACAGCAACCAAATTCCAGCCAATCAGTTTGAAGGTGATGGCACTACAACCAGCACACAGGCTCGCTATGTAATCAACGGAGTTATATCAACAGGTGACACTGTTAAAAACTCTATTGAAAAGATCAGTCAAGGTTGTGCAGCATGGACCACATTTGATTACAGTGAAGGTCAATGGAAATTGTTGAACAATCGTGCAGCCACTGTTGATGAATTAGATAATGCATTTGAATTTAATGACGACAACATACTAGGTGAAGTGGGCATCACAGCAACCAACTTAGAAGATCTATACAATCAACTAGAGGTTGAATTTGCCAGCCGCAAGATTCGTGATCAGAATGACTACTTTAAGGGTGCTATTGATCCTAGCGAAATGAATGATCTAGAACCTGCCAATAACCTCAGCATGAGATTAGAGATGGTCAATAATGCGCTACACGCTGCACGAATTGGTCTAATTGAATTGAAGCAGAGTCGTGTGGATAAGATCATTTCATTCCGTGCTGACTATTCAGCAATACAATGTGAAGCAGGCGATGTTGTCAAGGTCACTAATGATGTTTATGGATTCACTGACAAGTTATTCCGCATTACTAAACTGCGTGAAGTTGAAGGCGAGGAAGGTACTATCACTGTAGAAGTCACTGCACTAGAATATGATTCAACAATTTACACTGATGAAACATTGACTGACTCGGCGGACACTCCGGGCAGTGGTATTCCTACATTTGGTGGGTCAGCAAGTTTGCCAGCACCAAGTGTGCCCACAGTGGAAATTATCTCAACTACTACACCTAGCTTTAGATTAAGCACCACAATAAGTCCAACTAGCACAGCGCCTAACGAAATACAATGGTGGTATAATACAACCAGCACAGGTAATTTTAGTTACTTTGCCAATGAATACAGCAGCATAGGTGGATTTGCCCCGGGCAGCACAGTCACTGACATTGTGTCATTGCCCATTGAAGGCACATTTTACTTCAAGGCTAGAGCAGGTTTAGGTTCTAGTTATAGTGCATTAAGCACATCGACATCAGTAGGCTTTGCTTGGAACCCTAATGACTACGGCGGAATTTAAGGAAAGATTATGGCACAAACCGGCATTTTAGACTACAAAAGATACCTAAATACACTTCAAACTCTGACGAATTTAGGTCAAACCTTTCCTAGTAATCAACAGACGTATAACTTTGCAGTGGCAGGCGGCGGCACCGCATCTTGGCCAGCAACCATCAGTTGGGAAACATTGATACTGGATAAGGTCAGTTATTCAAGTCAGGCCACTGGCTACATTCCTAATGTCGAAGACAGTCAAGTTATAGGTTATTTTGAAGGCAGCACAGCCACTCAGTATAGTTCAGGTGTTATCAGTATTCCTGCAAATATGTATAGTGGTCCTATCTTGCCAGGTGGTGACTTTCATGTCCCATTGACAGTGGTGCATCTTGAGTGGTTTGATGGGGTCACTACCTATGCACAACAAATAGGATTCATACAAAATTGGGAACCAGGTGTTGAGATTGGTGACCCTACTGAAGATTTTAATTTCTTTCCAATTTATTCCATACCTAGCAATCTTACACTAACAGGTGAAGCTGGCATTGTATTTGGTGACAATCTAACATTGACAGCCACTACAGATATGGCTATTGATCTAGGTGTTAATGCAACTAGAGTAAGATTTTTTAGAGTAAGCACTGGCACTGATGTTATATTAGGCACCAGTTTCTTTACGGGCACTGTGGCTACATTGGTATTGCCTACTGATCCTAATTTGCCTATTGGAACTTATGACATCTATGCAGTGAGTCAGCCTAGAGGTATATATCGTTCAGCAACTTCGAATACCTTAAATGTTCGTGTTGAAGCAGGTGTTCCTTTAATTGTAACCACTTCGACTTTTACACCAAACCTAGCATATTATTTTCCTAATCATATAGTAAATTATAGATTAGGTGTTATTGCAGATCCGGCATTCACTGCCACAGGTGTTGCTATTTCTAATCCAGTTAGTATCAAATTGGTCAATGGATTTACACCTTTTACTGAAACAAATATATTAAACAGCAACTTTGTCAATGGACAAGCTTCGGCTAACTTTACAGTTGATAGTTCAATGATTGATGTGGCAAGATTGTATCCTGAAACACAATACACCATAACAACCAGCACACAGAACAGCACACGATATACTGCCACTTTGTTTGTGTCCAATGTGGAAACTGTGACCAGCAATTGGGGTTATCAAACATTGGGTAGATATCGTGCTGGTTCAACATCAACTACTATAAATGTTGCCACTAGTACCAGCGTGACTGTTGTAGGACAACCCTTCCCACTGACCATAACACAGAGTAGCACTTCAACTTATTTTGATGAAACCTTTGATATAACAGTGGGCACTAACACTGCTACCTATTATACCAACATTAGCCTAATAGCAAACAATGGCAGCACTAGCACAGTATTATTTTCAGGCAACAACAGTGGATCTAGTAGTTTTACTGTGAGTAATATATTGATAACCACAACTGGCACTTGGACTATCACTGCCAGTTATCCTGGTGATTTAGGACAGAGTTTAATCAATGCTAACTTGCCCAGCACCAGTAATACTCTAACACACATAGTTAGACTAGGCAATGATTTGGTGCCAACTCCTATAGTTACACTAGACAGAACACCAACTAATGACATTGTTAAAGTATCTGCCCTCAACACCATTACATTGGTCAATACTGTAACATTCTTATACAATGTAATGGAGATTGATACCAGCAGTTGGTCTAGAATGGTATTGACCACTGTTCAAACAACTTCAAGTGTCAAGAGTGGATCTGCGGCAGCAGCAGGCGGAGGCATAGAAAGAAACTTTGATAGTTATAGAGCACTTAATGTAGGTCTAAAAGGTTATGCTGGTTGGAGCAGCAGCACAGCATCTTATGATATCTTTACTGCTCAACCTGTTCAAGACTTTAACAGAACTTGGAAATGGGATTCACTTACTTCAGCAGCTGGAGCACCATACATTCCTTGGAATGCTGAACCAGATGTCGTAGTTAGAGTAAGAAATGGAGTGCCAATAAGATTCCGTCAAGGTTTCGATTACACATCACGTAGATTTACAACTCAGGGATTGCAGATTGAATTTGGAACAAACATTAATAACCAAACTGCTGATCAATTTATTCTAAATAAAAACTATTTCGGTGTTCAAAAGTATTCAGAGAATGTCAAGACAGTCAATGCCTTTAGACTATTCAAGTATTATAATGGTAGCAATTACAACCTAAGTCTAGTCACTGGAACCAACATCAGTGAAATCTTAGATCCAATTACCACCGGAACAACTTGGACTAAAGACTTTGTCAGTACTATAACAAGTCTTGCCTACACATTCAATTTGCCAAGTGTTATTCGAGCACCTGTTAATAGTGCGCCTGCTGGCACCCCTGCTGGTGCAGGATCGATAAACAGATTATTCGATTATGAACAGACTGGAACTGTTCAAGTTGAACTGTTTGACATTTACAAAACTGATACCATTGGCACAGCAGATGGTTATAATGTTGTAGGTTTAGCCAGTGATTTCTATGGTAATAGAACTACTGCCATGACCACATCAACTCCTACAAGATTGTATTTCAAAGTTCAACCATATACTAGCAGAGTAACTGGCACAAGATATAATGTTTCTAATGCTATTGATGAAACAAATTATCTAACACAGATTTATCAAAATCCAGTTAAGACAAGATACATTGATCTAGTTGAATACATTGGAGAAGTTGAATGGACTAAGCCTATTGAAAATGCTGCACAAAAGGCAGGCACACAGTCAAGAAGCACTATTAAGGTCAAGCTGTTTAAATTTACTCCTACAATTCCTCAGGCCAATACAGAATTTAAACACAACATCGGTGGTGGAACTGAAGAACTAACTTTGCCTAATCCAGTTACCACCAGCACTTATAGTGATGGAACTACTATTCCTAATGGTGGATTTAGGCTTGTTAAGTTTTCAACAAGCCTAAACAGAAGTCAAGACGTTGTTAAACCAACAGCATTCCTGCCTCCTACTTCACCAAACACTTCTCCTGGACCTGCATTAAATCAAGCAGCTACAGGACAGTACTATACTACATTTGCTTGGATTGATAATTGGCAGGATCCCACAACCGGTGCTGTTAAAAACAACACTTATAAACTAAGTGGTTATCCAGCTACCGGTGTTCCGGGCAGTATATCTACTTTGCCATACAGCACAATAGAAGATCAACGATACACTGACTATGGTCAGAAGTATTGGGCATCTACTAATCCAGGAAACGCAGAGGCTGATAATCTTGCTGAATTCTACAATGAATGGGCAATGGCATTTGGTCTAGGACAAAAGGGTAAAACTGTTCCGGGAACAACAGGACGCAATGATACATTAATGTTCTTTGATCCAGATTTTACAACAACCACTACCTATTCATTTGCTACTGATAGACAAGTGGCTAGATTAGATTTACCTAGTGGTGCAATCCCAGATGGTGATATCACAACTACTTTACATGCAAAATGGCCGGGAACACTTTCTTTACCATTAGAGTATGGTAGATTTAATCCATTTGATATCTACGCAAGTTCTACATCTACACGCCCATCATTAGATTATCTAGTTGTCGGCGGCGGGGGTGCAGGCGGATATAATCCTGCTCATGGATCTGGTGGAGGTGGAGCAGGCGCAATGGTCACAGGAACACAAAGCATTGTATTTGGAGAACAGATTGAAATTATTATAGGTCAGGGAGGAGCTCCAGTTGGCAGTGTCTATGGATATTCTTCAACACAATCACAAACTGTTTCTATTATTAATTCTATATACACAGGAGCTATGTCAGGAAAACCTAGTAGCTTTGGATCTATAGTTGCTGTTGGTGGTGGATTTGGCGGTTCTAACGGAATAGGCCAAAAGACATTCGGTGACAATGGAGGATCAGGTGGCGGCTCAGGCAGCGGTGCAGTGGGCAATGGCGTTGCTGGGCAAGGCAATGCAGGTGGCAATGCTACTTCCTACCTTGACAATATCTTTGGTGGAGGTGGCGGTGGTGCAGGCGCAGTTGGCGGTAATGCTGATTCATATTTTCCACCTCCACCATTCTTAGATCCTCCATATGGGTATGGCGGTGCAGGTGGTGCAGGAAAGACATGGTTAGACGGCGTTACCTACGCAGGTGGTGGCGGTGGATCTACCAACTTCAATGGATTCCCTCCAGGCGCAGGTGGCGTAGGTGGTGGCGGAGCTGGTGGCAGTTTTGGTAATTTAATTGGAACATCGGGCACAGCCAATACTGGCGGAGGTGGCGGAGGTGGTGTTGGTGGCCGAAACGGTGGTGCAGGTGGTAGTGGTGTTGTTATTATAAGAACACTTAAAAATATTATACCTGTTGCCTACACCATTAACGCAACAATAACAGAAGTTGGTGACTACCGATATTACAAATGGACTTCAAACGGAAGCGTTATATTTTAACAGTATAAACCCCAGCTTTATAGAATAGTCTATAAATACTCGAACTGATAGTGTCCCTAGACACTATCTTTCATCCCTTAGGAGAATAACTCATGGCCGCAGGCGTCTTAAACTTTGCTCAGTATCTTGGTGGTGCTGACAACATTCAGATCGAACAGATCTTTCCCTCTACTCAGAGAACACTAAACTATAATTTTGCAACCAGTATTGTTGGTTGGACATTTAAAGTTGATTATCAAACCATAGTTGTTGATACAGTGCAATTTGATCGCAACACAGGACAGCCTAATTTCGCTAACAGCCAAGTTACTGGGTATTTTCCCGTAGGAGTTGTCTCAACAAGCAGTTTTATCAGTGTTACCAATGCAGCTAGTGGATTAGTTAATATTACTATTCCTGGTAATTTATACACTGGTCCAGTTCTTCCTGATGCTCGTGCCAATGTGCCTATTACCATTGTAGGTGTTACTTGGACCAGTGCAACAACGCCAGTGCAGATTAACACTCATAGATGGGCATTCTTGTTAGCATGGGAGCCAGGTGTTACTCCAGGCGATCCGACACTAAGCACAAGTCCATTATTCACAGCGATTACTGTAGGAGGCTAAAATGGCCTATACCTTCGCCTTTACGGTCACGCAGGTAACTTATAACTTTACTGCAACCATTACCACACCGCTGAGCTTGGCACTGACCAACACTCCAGACAGTGTGTTGATCTATCAGACCACTGCTACGGTAAATGTTGTTAATAATATACAACCAATAAGTGTCAGTGGATTTGGAACTAGCAACTACAATCAAAGTTTGAATACCTTTGACAATGTCAGTTTTGCCAGCGTAGCAACAGCAAATATATATGGAGCAGGCGGACAACCTGTTACATTCCCTAATGGCATCAATGTGCCAAATGCGGGCACAGTATTCATTAACACGATTGACTTCGGTCCAATTGTATAATAAGGAAAGATTATGGGATTACAAATTAGACGCGGCACAGATGCCCAAAGATTAACAACAGTATTTGCAGAAGGCGAACCAGTCTTTACTACAGATACCGAAAAATTATACATAGGTGACGGAGTTACTATTGGTGGTGTATTGGCCAGTCCTGAGCAATTAGTTGGTCCTTTAGACAGTGTAGAATTTTATGATATTACTATAGATAATATTGCAACTATCAACACATTGGTATTTGCAGCCGACACCGGAACAGCCATTACGAGTCGAGCAGAATTAATTGGACCTACGGGTTTCACAGGTAGTCAAGGTACTACAGGATTTACTGGATCACAAGGCACAACTGGATTTGTTGGTAGTAAAGGCGATCTAGGTTATACCGGCAGTGCTGGCACAAACGGAACTAATGGATTCACTGGTAGTAAAGGTGATCTAGGTTATACAGGTAGTTCTGGTGAAGGTGCAACTGGCTACACTGGTAGTCAAGGTGATACTGGATTCGTCGGTAGTAAAGGTGATATTGGTTTCACTGGTAGTGCTGGTATAAGTGCAAACCAAACATTAAACACAAACAGCAATGTAATATTCAACAGTGTTGTTACTCAAGATGTAGTTTCAGCAGGTGGTTATCCAGTTGATAGCAACGGTCTAGCACTGATTGCCACTGCCAACACACAAAGCCCAGCATTGGTAGTCAGCAACTACACTAGTGGTATAATGGCCAGTGCAGTAGTCCGTGGTTTTGGTCAGAACTTTCCAGGAACTGTTACCACTACCACTATGGGCACAGCACAACTGTTTCTTGAAGGCAGTCGTGGAACACACACAAGTCCAACCGCTGTTCTAAGCGGTGCTGGATTAGGTGTAATCAACTTTGGTGGTTATGACGGTACTCGCTGGAGTCAAGAACAATTCAATGCAGTCCGTTTTGTTGCACTGGCTACAGAAAACTGGGCAGGTAATGCAACCACAGCAACCAACGCAGGTGCTCGCTGGTTTATTCAGAGTCAGCCACTAGGCGTTCAATTAAACTCAACCAGCAGACACTTTGACATATTGACTGCACAAACAGCTGGATCAAGCAGTGCTCCACCTACACACAGTTTATTGTTAGGACAGGCAGACAACACATTTGCCACATTGACAATGAGCAATGGTATTGATACACACTCTGGCCATGGTGCTACTAGTATTTTATCCATCAATTCCAAGCATGTAATTTTAGGTGTTCCAAGTGAAGATGCCGCAGTATTCACAGCCAGTATCAGTGGAACAACACTGGACGTTACGGCAGTTAGCAGTGGAGTTTTAAGCATTGGTCAAAGAGTTTATGCCACTGGAGTCACTTCGGGCACATTCATTACAGCCTTAGGAACTGCCACAGGCGGTACTGGAACCTACACAGTGGGCACAAGTCAGACTGTAAGTTCAATGACTATGAACAGTGGTGCTGACAACACTACCCTGAATGACACTAATGCAATTACATTTGTTAGTGGTCGTAAGAACGGTGTTAGTGGTCGTAGAAACGCTATTCTACGTGGAGACAATATTGGTAGATTATTGTTTAACGGACAAACTGCTAACAGTCAAACTGGTAATGGATCGCGTGGTGCTCAAATTAGAGTCAATGCGTTAGAAACTTTTACAGGCAGTGCTCGTGGTGCATCAATTACATTTAACACTGTCAATAGCGGCACAACCAGTGAAACAACTCGTTTAGAATTAAGTGATAGATTTAACATTTATAATAGTAACAGTCATGTTTTCTACAATTCAACTGGTAGCACACAATTCTTAAATCTTAACAGTAATGGTGCTGGATTTGGTAGTGGCAGTGCTCCGGCTCTTATCTCTAGTAATGGTGCTTACGATCTTCAATTGACAACAGGACACGGAAGTAGCACAGGTTTCCTAAGCGTTACCTCGTTCGGTGTTGTAATACAAGCCGATGCCGGCAATTCAAACGTTGCGTCATTTAGCACAGCCACAATTGGATTAACTTCCGACACGGTTAATTTAGACACTGCTAGAATTCAAGTTGGTATTGATGGAACTAAACCAAGAATAGTAAATCCATACTATCAAGGTATGTTTCTAAGTTCAGGTGACGATGTTGCCAGCAACTTAGATCTTGCCTCAGACGGAACAGTTACTATCAGCAACAGTGGTACTAGAATATTGGCTGTCAATAACAGTGAAGTCAATTTATTCAGTCCTAACCATAGATTCAATGATCTTGATGAAACACTGAGAGCAGAAATTAGCAGTGGATTTACTCACTTTGACAGTGATCTAATTCAACTGCGAGATCCGGTTGGTATTGACATTGCAGAATTCACCACAGCCACTGTTACACTGACTGCTGGCGTAGTTAAGATAGAAGCTGGAGACCTAGAAGGTCCAACTGGGGAAGATTTTAACATTGTTGCAGACGGCACAGCCAACATCAACCTAAATGCTGACACAGTTAGAATTGGTGACAACAATGCTGACGCTACATTGACCACACACGGTAATGGTGATTTAATTCTTGACCCGCACAACGGCAATGTCAAGGTTGGCACACACCTACTACCTGATGCAGACAGCACTTGGGATCTAGGATCAACCAGCACACAGTGGCGTAGTTTGTATGTTTCAACTGCCACTATCTATCTTGGTGGTAATGCACTAAGCGTGGCGGATGGAAGTTTAACATTAAACGGCAGTGCCCAAGTTGGTTACACAGGTAGCCAAGGCAATATCGGTTATACTGGTAGCCAAGGTACTCAGGGCACAACTGGTTTCACTGGTTCAGCAGGCACTAATGGTGCAACTGGTTTCACTGGTTCAGCAGGCACTAATGGTGCAACTGGTTTCACTGGTTCAGTAGGTGCAACAGGAGCACAAGGACCTGGCATTACATTAAGTACCGCAAGTGGAACACAGAGTCTAACTACCAGCAGTGGATTATTGGCCAGCATTACAGACAATGCAGGCAAATTGGCCTACTACAATACTACATTGAATGATTGGCGTTATATTGATGGCGATACTGATGTATTTGTTCCTTCATATAACATTGACTACCTGGTAGTTGCCGGTGGTGGAGCCAGTGATCAAGGTGGTGGTGGCGCAGGTGGTTATTCAACTGGCACTATATCAGTCACAGGTGGAACAAGTTATACTATCACTGTTGGAGCAGGCGGAACTGTAAGCGGTGGCACATCCAACGGTGGTAATGGTAATAACTCAAGTATCGCCAGCGTATCAACTTCAACAGGTGGTGGCGGTGGTGCTTGGAGCACTAACACACCAGGTTCAGGTGGATCAGGTGGTGGTGCTGGACAAACAGGCAGTGGAACCTACGCAGGTGGAACTGGAACCGCTGGTCAAGGTAATAACGGTGGATCCAATGGAGGCTTCAACGTTCCTAACTATCCAGGTGGTGGTGGAGGTGGCGCAGGTGCAGTTGGTGGAAATGCCACAAGCGGCAGTGTTGCAGGTGTTGGTGGAGCAGGTAGAACTTGGTTTAACGGAACTACCTACGCAGGTGGTGGTGGAGGCGGTAATAACGTCAATGCTGCTGGTGGTGCTGGCGGTAGCGGTGGTGGTGGCCAAGGTGGATTCGGCACCGCTCAAGGTGGAGCCTCAGCAGGAACTGCCAATACCGGTGGTGGAGGCGGTGGTGATGGTGGAGCCGGATTTGCAGGTGGTAGTGGCATTGTTATTATCCGTTATTCAGGTGGCACAGTTGGCACAGGCGGAACAATAACATCAGCAGGTGGTTTCACTTACCATACATTCACTGGCAGCGGAACATTCACAAGTTAAAGGAAAGATTATGGCACATTACGCAAGATTAAATGAACAAAACATAGTTGATCAGGTCATCGTTATTATGAATAGCGATGAACCCACAGAAGCAGACGGAGTAGCTTTCTGCCAAAACTTATTTGGTGGCGGAACTTGGAAAAAGACCAGCTATAACGGAAATATCCGTAAGAACTTTGCTGGTCCTGGATTTAGTTATGATGTTATCCGTGATGCATTCATACCACCTAAGCCTTATCCAAGTTGGTTGCTAGACGAAGGCACATGCCGCTGGTATGCTCCTGTTGAAAAACCTACAGAGCCAGGAATGTGGCACTGGGATGAGATTACATTGACTTGGGTCAATCTAGGTTAATGTATCCTTGGGAGAAATGGGAAATGCCTACACAAGCAGAACGCATATCAGTAGTTGAAACCAAAGTTGAAAGCCTCGCAGAAAAGGTTGATGACTTGAAGGTTAGCATCGGTGAAACTCGTGAGGCACTGACTGAAAAGTTGGACACCATGTATGAAGCCAGTTGCGCCCAACACGCTGAATTAGCTAAGAAACTAAATGAAGTAGAAAAGTTCAATGACAAGTGGCTTTATATTGGTATGGGTGGCCTAGCCGTACTAGGTTGGGTCACTGGGCACTTAGATCTACTGTCCAAAATATTGAACTGATCAATCCAAACTGATAATTATCAGTGATGGACAAAGTACTTTTCAATAAAAAAATAGAGCCTATTGGCCGTATGCGGCGCAAGTGGCGCGGCACTGACAGCCCAGAAGATCTAATATTCGAAGCTGACAGCACACCCACGCCTTGTGATGATTGTGATCTG